GGCCGTTTGAGGTCCGGCCCGTGATCAGGTGCGACAGGTGGTCCGTGAGGAACGGGACGTCGATCTTCCCTCGCGGATCGTTCGCCTTGCGGTCGACCAGGCTGTCGAAGGCGGTCGGGGCGAACTTCTCGCGGAAGCCGCCGAGATCCACGGACAGCGAATCCCACGGGGGCGAGATGCCGGTGATCACCGGCGGCTCGCCGTCGCGGGTCTCGACCCGGATCGCGTCGGGGTAGTCGGTCGTCGGGAGATAGCGGCGCTCGATCTCGGCGGTCATTCGTTTTCCTCCTGGTCCAGCGGCTCGGCCGACAGCTCCGCCACCCGCTTCCCGACCGTGAACTCGGTCGGCTGGCCGTCCTGGTAGACGCGGACACTGGCGGCCGGCTCGGCCTCCGTCGCGGCGATCGCGAACGGCGAACCCTCGACCCCCAGGACCCCGTCGATCATCAGGTGTTCGATCGTGCCCTCCCCGCCGGCCCAGTAGACGTATTGGCCCTCGCGGAAGCCGCCGGCCTCCGGCACCCCGGCCCCCGGCCCGCGGGCGGTCTGGGCCGAATCCTCTGCCGAAACTTCTTCCGGCGGAGGATCCGTAACACCCTGGCCCTCGGGCGCGGCGGCCACGGCCGCGGCGTTGCCCAACGTCGAGAAGCCCAGTTGCATGAAGGTCTCGTTCGCGGCCTGGTCGTCGAGGACCTCGAGGTCCTCGAAGTCGCGGATCTCGTTCGGGGTGATCGCCCCCATGTTGAACATCGACTGGTAGAGCGCGGCCCGGCTCGCGGAGTCGCCCCGCAGAAGCCCGCGGTTGTCCAGCCGGACGTAGACGTCGTCGCCGTAGACCGGCTGGAGCGCCATGTCGAACGGCCCCTCCATCCGCTTCTGCCAGGGCAGCATGCACCACACCTGGGCGGAGAGATGCTCCTGCTCCGGGTTCGAGTAGCGGGCCATCTTGGCATCCCCCAGGAGCGTCGAGGGGACACCCCAGTGGCGGCAGATGTCGGGGAGGATCGCGTCCCGGAGCTGCTGGTACTGGCTCTGTTCCATGCTGTTGGATTGCATGGGCGTCAGCGTCATCTTCTTCGTCATCACGGCCGGGGCTCCGCGGTTGGCCCCGCCGTACATCTCGCGGAACATCGTCCGCAGCTGGTCGATCGCGGCCTCGTCGAGCTTCTCGTCGGTCTGGATCACGAAGTCGGGCCGGGCCCCGTTCCGCCAGTAGGCGGTGGCGGCCACGTCGAGCTGGCGGGCCAGGCCGATCGAGGTCGCGCAGACCTCGGACGGAGCCATTCCCCAGAGGCCGTTTTCGCTCATCCACTTCCAGTGGAGGACCTCGGTCTGGGCGAGCGGCTCCCAGCCGCCCTTCTCCTTGAGGAACTGGTAGCGGATCGAGTAGTCGGGCAGCTGCTCCACCTTGACCCGGGTCGGGTGCATGGGGATAAGCGTGGACATGAAGCCCCGCTCGCCCGGCAGGATCCGGGCGAAGCCGTTGCCGTGGAGCGCCGTCCAGTAGGCCTGGAGCGACATGAAGTCGAACGACGTCTGCCACGGGTTCGGCCGCCGGCGGATCGCGTAGGCGGCCGGCGGATTGAACGGGACCTTCCGGCCGTTCGGTAGCGTCTGGTGGATGTGGACCGGCATCACGCCGACCCCCTGCCCGATGAACCGGCAGACCGCGAAGATCGACGACACCCTGACCGCGATCTCGGGGGTAATGTGGCCCCCCAGCAGATTCCCGCCGGTGCCGCTCCAGGCCGACGGCGACAGGGCCAGGTTTGACCCCCGGACGGAGAACATCACCGGCCCGGCCGCCTTGCCGCGCCGCCGCGAGGGCCGCTTCGTGGTGGTGGCGGCGGTGGCCTTCTTGGCGGGCATCAGGCGGCATCCGGGGACCCGGCGCGTACTGCGGCCGGGGGTGGCATTGTCCGGCGGCCTGCCCGAACCCTTGAACCTGTGGCCCTACCAGAGCGACACGATGCGGTAGTCGTCGGGGCTCGGCCCGTCGAGCTGCTCGTCGGAGTCGATCGCCATCGCGAAAGCGTTGGCCGCGGCCGCCAGGCCGTCGATCTTCTCGGTGCTCTTGCCCTTGTCCGGTTTGATCATGCCGGTCGCGTCCGTGTAGACCAGGCAGTGGTTCGCGTTCCAGAGGAGGATCGGCGACTCGTAGCGGAACTTCCCCTCGACGACCAGGCCCTCGAGCATCTTGCACGGCGAGTTGAGCCGGGCGGTCGTCTGGGCCACCCCCTTCACCTCGAGGCCCTCGCGTTGCAGGAACGTCGCGAGCGGGCCGACTTGCCAGGGGTCGCTCCCGACCTTCACGATCCGGTGGTCCTGCCCGAAGGCCAGGATGTCGCGGGCGACCGTCTCGTGATCGAGCCGCGCCCCCGGCGTCACGTTCAGCCAGCCCTCGCGGATCCAGGTCGAGTAGGGGACGCGGTCCTTCCGCTCCCGCTCGGCCACGGTCTCCTCCGGCACCCAGTACCTCATCAGGGCATCCCAGGATCCGTCGGCCGCCTTGAACAGGAAACAGGCCGCGGTCATGTCGAGGTTCGACGCCAGGTCCACGCCGACGACGCAGGGCCGGCCGGCGAGCGCCTCCGGCGGGGGACGGCGGCAGCTCGCGAAAGCGTCCCCCTTGAACCATTGCTCATCCCGGCCGTCGGCCCAGACGTTGAGCGAGTAGCGGAGCCAGCGCGAGAACTTCCGGGAATCGGTGGTCGCGTCCTGGTGGTCGGCCGCGAACTCCTCCTCGGAGAACGTGATCCCCATCGACGGATTCGCTTTCCGCCAGACGGCCGGATCGGAGAAGTCGTCGTCGGGGGCGGCCGCGTAGATCAGCCCGTAGAAGCTGGGGTTCGCGGCCGGGTCGCCGCCGTGCTCGTGGCTCACGAGCTGGGCGTCCTTCCACCACTGGTATCCGACCCCGTTCTTGTTCTCGCCGGCCGTCGAGATCGCGAGGACCAGGCCGTTCGGCGTGGCCCGGGTCGCGTAGGTCAGGGCCGCGATCAGCGCGTCCGACTTGTGGGCGTGGATCTCGTCCACGATCACGGACCCGTTCAGGCCTTCGTTCCGGTAGGCGTCGGCCGACAGGCACCGGAGGACGTTCCCGTTCTCGCGGTTTTTGATCAGGCTCTTCGAGTCGACGACCTCGAGCAGCTTCGCCAGCTGGGGGGAGGCCCGGACGAACTTCGACACGACCCGGTAGATCTCGCGGGCCTGGAGGCGGTCGACCGCCGCGAGGTAGACGTCGGAGATCGGGTGGTGAGCGGTCAGGAGGTACTGGGCCAGGGCCGCCATCAGGAAACTCTTCCCCTGCTTCTTCGGGCAGAAGATCCCGGCCCGGCGGTAGCGGAGCCGGCCGTCCGGCCGCTTCCACCCGAACAGCGGCTCGACGACCCGCTCCCGCTGCCAGTCGATCAGGCGGAGCGGCTCGGGAGCGCCGCCGGTGGTCGAGGGCATTCGACAGAATCGCTCGATGAACTCGACCGGCCGGCGGGCGGCCGCGGGATCGAAGACGTAACCCGGGCAGGCCTCGGGGCGGTCATCCGGGCGACGGCCCATCGGCTCACCCCGCGCCGTTGATGAACCGCCGCAGCTCGTCCTCGACCTCCCCGCCGGGAAGGTTCATGCTGGCCCGGGCGGACGGCGTCAGCCCGAACTCCTGCTCGATCCGGAGCATCGACTGCCCCAGCTTCACGAACATCGTTGCGGCCGGCGTCGATTGCATGTATTTCACTTTCCCGTCCTTGTCGCGGATCACGAGGACGTCGAGCCCGCGGCGGATCTGGTCGAGGTAGCGGACCCACTGCTCGTACATGGCACAGTAGCGGCCGATCGCTTCCGTGTCGGCCGTCGTGATCAGGCCCATCGCCTCGAGCTGCGGGACGACCTCGTCCCACTTCTCGCGGGCCTTCCCCGTCACCCACTCCGGGGCGACGACGGCCCCGGCCGGCGGGACCGGCTCGTCGGCGTGTTTGCCTTCCTTCGACGGGTCGCCCCGCAGAAGGCGGAGGGCCGTCGGCTGCTTACGCGGTCCGCGCTTTCCCATGCTCGCCTCCCTTCAGCCATTGATAGATCACGGTCTCTGCTACGACCTTCGTCATTCGCGGCGGCACGCTCATGCCGATCATGTACTTGCCGATCTTGTGGGCTTTTGCATGGTAGTCATCTGGGAAAGATCCGAGCCGCTTCCATTCGGCAAACGAAAGCCTCCTGCATTGGTTCCAGTGCGTAAACAGGGAGTCATTTGCTGACAACGTTGGCGCTGGCTGATTGCAGTTCAGCTTGAAGTGCTGAAAAAGCGACTGCCTGCCTTCTGCTCTTTCCACTGCTTCTTTGTAGCTGTCACCAGGCTTCGTCAGCGGCCACCATTTCAAGTCGGCTGGCGCTGGCCTTGTTTCATGCTTTGCTGCCAAATCATCGCAACAAATGTCGCAGGTTGCTTCACCTGCTGAAATCCATCGATGCTTGGGTTCTAGCCTAAGCGGCGGCGCGCTTATGTCGTCGCGGATCGCACAGAAAAACACGCGCTCGCGTCGCTGCGGCACGCCGCAGTCGGCAGCGTTGACGAGGAACAACTGCGGCCGATAGCCAATCTCGCGGAAACGAGCCATCACGAGTTTCGTATAGCCCTTGGCGTTGCCGAGGATCATGCCTTTGACGTTTTCAGCAATCGCGACGCGCGGCCGCAGCCTGGCAACCAAGTCGAGGTAGTCGAAGAACAGGTCAGATAGCACTTGCTTCGCCTGCCCTTCACGGAAGTGCTTCTCTTTGCCCCATGCGTCTTCACGACTCCCCGCCATGCTGAACGTCGAGCAGGGCGGTGAACCGTCGAGGATGTCGAGCGAGTGCAGTTCGCTAGGCAAGTCCATCGTAAGCAAGTCACGAATCGGACACAGGAAGTAGTGCTTCGGGTTCAGGTTCCGCTTGTAGTGCCATGCCATCTCAGGGTCGATGTCGTTGGCTGCGATTACGTCGCACCCAGCGAGCTTGTAGCCCATCGACGAGCCGCCGCCGCATGCGAACGTAGACATCACGGTAATGCCGTTCTTCGGCACCGCCGTAAGGTCGGCTAGCGACCACGCGCAGTCAGGCTTTTGGGGGGTCGAACTCAAAGCCGCACCTCGGGCATTTGCACTGCATAGAAAACTCGTCAGTGTCGATTTCTTTTGCCGACGACTCCGGCGGCGGCGAGTCGGCATCGTAGAGCTTTGCCGCTTCGGCCAGGTCCGCGTACATCTGCTGGAGCCCTTCGCTCCCGGTGTCGACTTCGCGGAGGAGCGAGTCGAGGGCGACCGCGTTCGTCTCCGCCAGGGCCGCGAGCGGGTCGAGCGACAGGAGCAGCTTGTCGGCTTCCGCCTCGCTGATGTCGAGGACCAGGACGGGTACGTCGAGGTCCGGCGTGGTCTCGGCCCGAAGGTGGCCGTCGACAAGCATCAGCCGGCCGTCCTCGAGCTCGCGGGCCAGGAGAGCGTCCGCGTACCCAACTTCAGCCAGGATCCCGCGCAGGGCGTCGGCCTGGCCGGCTGGGTGGGTCCGCCAGTTCTTCGGGTTCGGGACGAGGTCGCCGGCCTTGACGCGGCGAAGCTCGCGGACGCGGTCTCGGATCTTCATGAGTGAGAACCTAGGTCATCTGGTCGGCGAGTCCAGCGAACCCCCCCTAGCAAAACCTCCGGAAACTCGCGCAGCGGTCGCGTGGGGTCTTCCGTGGGATGTTGATGTTGTAGGCGACCCCACCCCCCATTACAGCGCCCCCCGACGCCGCTGCTCGGCCCTGGTCTTCCGCCCGTGGCAGCTCGAGCAGCGCCAGGCCAGGTTCTCGTCCTGGTCGCTGCCGCCGTCCTCGAGGGGGACGATGTGGTCGGCGTGGCCGTTCTTCCCGTAGGCCACACGGTGGCAGTCGCGGCAGACGAAGGCGTCCCTGGTCCCGATCCGGATCCGCTTGGCTCGCCAGTCCGCGGTGAGGTAGTGGGCGTGTTCCTTGGTCTGCTCGACGGCCAGGAATCGCGGCGGCTTCCAGCGTTCGATCCGGGCTGGCATGGCGTCACATTGTGCGTCTAGCGTCAGTCGCTCGGCAGCAACGCCAGGGCATCCGCGAGCGGCACCACGGCGATCTCGTCAAACCGCCCCGCGTCAAGGTGCGAGAACCCGCCGTAGACCAGCCCGCCCGGCACACACTCTGTCAGGATGTCGGCGGTGAGTATCCACCGACCATCCGACAGGCTGCGCGGTGCTGGCACATGGCGCGGGTCGCCGTGCTGCGACTGAACCTCCGCGAGCCGCTGGGCCAGGGCAACGTCGAACAGCAGAGCGTGGGCCACGCCCCAATCGTAGGACACCGGGAGCGTTACGTCGGCCAGCGTCATACATTCCTCGTCAGTGCCGTCTGGAAGGATTGCATGGCCGTGTTGAACGCCGAAACGTCTGCGCCCGTCATGCCCAAGCCGATTGAATATGCTCGCAACCTTGGGGCCGACGTGTAGAAGCCTGGAGTCCCGTTGTTATTGACTGCAAACACATGAATGGCACCGTTTAAAAAAGAGCCGGCCATGGTTGAAGAACTGCCAGACGTTGAACCGTTGACGTAGAACTGTCCGGCGCGACTGCCTACTCCTGTGGCGATTGTCAAAAGCCCCTGCTGAAATGTCGCGCCTGGGCCTATGCGATTCGCAGACGCATTTGATCCAGCAATGGAGCCGGTTTGCGATCCGCCGTTATTCAGGTGTCCAATGTACGTTTCCTGATTAGTGGCAAACGAACCAATGAGCGCGCGAGTTGTTCCCGTGTTTTCAGTGCCAGAGGCATATACCGACAAGTGGAATGAATCGTTGCTCGCCGACGTGGATGGGTTAAACCCTGTCGCCAGGTATTTGCTGGAACCGTTGCCGATCAGCCCGCCGTTCGCACCAGTTTCGGCGTAGTCGCCGCTGACGAAGGGGCCGTTGTTGGTGTCGGTGCTGTTGCCCAGCACTGAACCAGCCGCCGTGGTGTTGCGGTACAGAGGGACAAGGCAGGCGTTCAGGTCGGTGCCGCAGAACAGGTTCAGGCGGTAGAACTTGCTACGCAGTCCGGCGGCGTCGATTCGCCGGCAGAAGTCGCTGACGGCCTTCAGCGTTGACCCGCTAACGCTGCCGCTGTTTGCGATGACGTTGTTGCGCCAGATCGCGGCTTCCGGGTGGACACCAGAGGCGAGCGGGCGCAGGAGCCTCGGATTCATCGGCATGGGAGCGTCCGTAGAGTGGTGATGTGACGACGTTCAGATCACGCGCCAGCGGTTGCTGGCCGTGAAGTAGACCAGCAGGGCCGCGCCGCCGCTGGCCGACAGGACGTAGTCGCCGGCCCACGGGACCGTGATCCGGTTGTTCGCCGAACTGGAGGCCGACTCGTGTTTCAGCGTGATCGCGTTCGAGCCAATGTTGACCAGGAGGATGGCCTGGCCGTTACTGCCGGCGACGACGCCGGTGATGTCGCGGGCCGCGTTGGCGTCGAGCCGGAAGATGTCCCCCGTCCCGGGGTTGTAGTCGTTCTGGTTGGCCGTGATCTGCGACGGCGAGACGACCACGTTTGCGATCGGGTCCGTCCCGCCGGTCCGGTGGCTCGACTCGTGGGCCCCCAGCCGCGCGGCGGCCACGGTCCCGGACGTGATGTCCGATCCGGAGTGACTGTGGGCCAGGTCCCGGATCGACCCCAGGGTGATCTTCTCGGTCGTCGTGCCGGCCGCGTTCGTTGCCGGCACCACGGCGCTCGCGTTGGCCGTGCCGGCCGGGAGCTGGGAAATCTTGACGTCTGCCATGGGTCTATTGCTCCGTCCGGAGGAAGTTGCCGTTCTCGGCCTGGAGTTGGTTCCCGGCCTCGGTCAGGATCGTGTTCGGCGTGGCCGGCACGGCCGGGCCGCGCCGCAGCTGTTTCCGCAGCAGCGAAAGGATCCGGTTGTTCCGGGGCGGGCTGCGGCGCGGCGGGGGGATTCTGGTCATGGTGTCAGGGTAGGGGTCGGAGGCCGGTCCCTTGAACCTGGCCCTGCCAGCGTTGATCGCGTTCCTCGTCGGTC